TCACTTGAGCCTCGTTATCGAAGACACAACAACGCCCATCACCTCCAGATCGTCGCCGCCATCATGAAGCAGGATCGGCTCATACTTCGGGTTCATGGGTTCCAATTGCGCGCGAGGATGCAAACAGAGGCGCTTCACGGTGAACTCGCCGGCTATGCTGGCAATAACAATATCGCCATGAGCGGGGCTGATGCTACGATCAACCACAAGCATAGAGCCCTCAGTGATGCCGGCCTCAAGCATGGAATCACCTGTCGCATAGAGAAAATAAGTCGCATTGGGATGGCTGATACAGTACTCGTTCAGATCGATGCGCGAGCTGACGTAATCTGCTGCGGGGCTGGGAAACCCCGCTGGCACCTTGTCGGCGAACAGCGGGATTTTGAGCTTGGTTGGGTTTGGTGTTGGATAAAAGAAAGTCATAATGTTGCCTTGTTACTGTGTTTTTATACAGTATATGCGCAAGATTTTGACGGGGGAAAGTTCGGATTTTTGTTAGATAGGTAGGATATTGATCGGTAAAGAAAGATAGTTTCTATGAATAGCCGGGTTCCCTCCCGGCAGCGCATCACATCCCGAGACGAGAAGCCAATACCGCATCAGACTCATCGGCAGTGTGCAGTAATATCACATCTTTGAAAGCGCCATAGCATGCGCCTACACTGCCCGCTCCCTGCGTCCCACCAACCAATAATGGGGCAGTGAAACTGCTCAGATCTGCAAGCTTACCGGTAGCTGCCACAGAGGAAGTTACCGACAGCTTTCCTTTCTCATAGCCTTCAATGACACCAGACGCGACTTTGAAAAGTCCTGCTGATGGCACATAGTCAGCATAGATTGATGTTGCAGCACCTACCGCTCCGCCAGTGCCGGCTGGCCAGGCACTGTCACGCGTACCATATCGCCACGATTCGGTTATGGCGTTATTGTTAGTGATCATTGTCCGCAGATATGCCAGCGGCAGGTTATTGATATTGTACCCAAGCTGAATACCGTTATTGTCCGCACGGTACAGATCGCTCATGCGGCCAGCGATAAGGTACGCGCCCCCCTTTTGAATAACCTGGTTTGCGCGACTCTTTAAGAACCAGCCACCGCCGGATGTAATTTGAATGATAACCGCGTGCGCGGTAGCATCATACGTCATCGGCAACGGTGGAGTGCCCTGGGAACCTGCAATCAAATCACCGTCAACACCAAGCAGGTTGTAAATGGTCTGGACGTTTCCTGAACCATCCGCCTTTAGTCCGAATGCCGGCGCAGCACATACCGTCGCTCGGTCATACATTCCATTGTTCAGTAAAAATGAAAACCGCGCCAAGCAACCAGACTCGTCCGGGATAGTGCCTCCGTCTGCCACTACCCGCGCTTTGTAGGCATTAAAGAGCGCCTGTGGGTCAAGGATTGATGCCGACAAGTCGAGAGCGGCACGAAAACCCGCATAGGCTTTGCCAGTATTGATAGCTGCTGTCATTTAAAATGCTCCATTCAGTGGTAGGCGATCGAGGCATGCCCAGTTATATAGCGGAAAGGGTTGGTTATTCTTAGTGAGCCAGCGTGATGTTTGAGTTGAGCTATCACGCAGGCAAACCAGTGGATAGATAAAGTCTTGGGTTGCTGGAACAGTGTTGGTGAATCCAATCAATAGGTGATCTGTAACTGCTGGAGACTGATTGAGATTAAGCCGGATAGTGTTTGGTGCGATAACTACTACCGACTGAACCTCAGCAGAGGCATCTTGCAACGAGAAGCCTTGCCCAGGGCAATCAGCAATTGTTGTTGTATCAATTACCAGCGGCGGGTATGGGACATCGAACACGATGTCGATAGTGCTACCATTCACTGATAATGAGCGAGCTTTGAGCCCCGTCCAGGTTCCTTTTTTCACTGGGTCATACAGATGCCAGTAGATAGCCTGTGCGGCATATTCGCCTTGCAGCACTTTACCGGCGGCATTCAGATGGCTCAGCGTTGCATCGTTATAGAGCCAGTTAAGCGGGTATTTGGGGCCGTACATGATGGCCTTTGCCGCGTTCTGACGCACATAAGTTAACTGGTCGGTGGCGGTGACAGAGTACCGCTGTACAATCACAGGCTCGCCGATTGGGTTGCCTTGATCGTCTACCTGCTGATTTTTTGTATTGATGCGACTGCCGACCTGCCCAACTACCTCTGCGAAATTCTCGGTCTGGCCGGTAATCGCTTTGAAGTCAACTTGCATGCCCGAGAAATAAGGCGTCATTTTCGCGAGATAATCACCAGGATTCTGCGAGCTGCCGTTGTCGTTATCCGTTTCTCCATGCTCAAACGTCATGAATTTGAACGTGTAGCGTTTCCCTACTCCATCGGATGCATTTTTCCCAAGCTGCACGAATTCCAGCGAGTTTTGATAAGGGATGGTCCCTTTGCTTATCTCAGCAAAAGAGCGGCCGCCTGCCGCAAATGGGGCATGAATAAAGACCTGATTGCCAGGATTTTGATGGAGAATCGCATAATACATCGGCAACACATTACCCTGGCGCCATCCTGCAGCCGGATACTGTGCATCGTTAAGCGTAGACAGGTCTGACTCGCTTACAGGATCCATGCCGCCGCCTTCCGGCCTTCCATTTGCACCCGCGAGTACTCGACCACGAAAAGCAGGATCGCGATTGACAATATTAATGCCGGCGCCATCTTTTGGCGTGTTCAGTGACTGGCCACCCGAACCACCACCATGCACCTCGTTTGCATCGATCGGCATTTCTCGAATTGATGGCTCGTACTTAACCCCACTCCCTGCAGTTGCTTCACCTCCCGGCACATAACTGAAAATAAATCCGGTCGATGTCAGTTTTTGGGCGGTGAGTACTGGCCTCTCAGACCACACAACATTTCCTCGCCATGCCGCCGCCGGCACGCCGTTCTCGGTTTTTATCGTTGCAAGGGACTCACCCAGATTATCTTGAAGTGGACCTTCAATACCTGGAATATAGAAACCGCCATCATCATCAATAGCGAGCAGTGCCGACTTTAAATCCTCGGCCAAAACCACATATTGAAATCCCACAATACGACGTGAAAATGTTGATGAACAAAGCGAGGAAACACGATCCTGAAGTGCATCGTCCATCCCGACAATGTTCATAGCACCATCATCGTCAATGGTGATAAGCCCGAGCTTTCCTGATTTATCCACCAGCGCCCATTGAATCCCTTTATATCTGTTCGCTAATGATGTCGGGATCAACTGCTCAACATATTCCTGTATCCCACGAACAAGACCGGCGAGCCACAATTCACCATTATCGTCTACACCAAGCAGCGTTTCAGATGGGCCGTTTTTCGACTCCAAAGAAAATTGCCACCCTGTAGACGTGTAGTTTTTTAGCATCGATGTGATGTTTTTAAGTTGCGAAATATCGGCCAGGTTTGCCAACGCCTGTTGGTAAACCATTTGCACGAATTTCTCACTTGATATTTTCACACCCGTTGGTGTAATTACACCGCCAACGTTTTGATATTTTTCAGCTACAGCGCCCTCATCATCAGACCAGATAAAGAAGAACGCGCCATCCGGTATTTCTCCAGATGCAATAGCAGCGACTGCCTGCTCTTGAGTGTATGTTTTACCTAATGGAGAAAGATTTTTCCTGATGCCTTCTAAGGTGTATCTTTCCACCCCAAACCGATCAAAGTAATTTTCAGCATTGGAATTAACCACCTCGTCTATTTTTTCCGCGTTAAACTTTAAATCAATTACATCGTTACTTGGAATGGGCTTGCTGGTTGGTGTGGTCATTTACGCTGTAACCTCGTAATTATACATTTCATCGTTGTATTCAGACATGGTTAACGAGGTAGTCCCGTCGCCATTAGGTTTCTTTTCTGTAATCGTCCATTTCGTCGCATCCATCTCCACCTGAGAGGCGATGACGTAACGAGACGGCGACTGGGTGTTGTAGCCGTCATAGAGATTGAGGGTTATTGCTGGTACTGCTGCAGTGAAGCCAAATATTGTATCTGTGCGAGGAAATGCCTGGACGCGTGCTGTAGGCGTACCGCTTGCATCAGTGACAACCACAAACATATCCCCAGACCAATCTATCCGTTCGCTGGTATCGAAATTGTTTCCGTTCCGCGCGACGATATACCCATCCTGCTGGCTCGCGTCGTATATATCAGCCACCTGCACCATCTGCCCGACGTTCACCCACTCGCCATCGGCCAGCGCGCGGATAGCCATCGTTTGGCGTGAATACAGCAGCCGGCGAACCTCTTTCAATGCCCGATCCCGCGCCTGGTACGAATTGCGGATAAAGAGCATGTCGAACTTCTTCGCCTTTACCGGTTCCCCTTCTTCTATCGAATTGCCGACGATCCGGTAGCGGATGAATGCCTGTTTATTCGTGACCGGGTTTCGATACTTGACCTCTACCCCATCAAAACCGCCGGGGAGAGTCATGTCGTAGGAAAGGCTGTAATCCTCCGCTTTCATGTTGGCGCGGTTGAATACCGTCGTTGCGTTTGGCTTCCTTTCATCGCGCGTGAAAGACAACACCCCCCCATCCCAAAACGCGGTTACCGTCGCCGCATCACAGATCGTCTGAATCCGAGAGCCCAGCGAGATATCTTCGTCATCGAAGGTGTAATCGAAATAGCCCAGCCGCTGATCTGGCAACGATACGGCGATAGAGTAAAGCTCGTAGATGTCGATGCTCGACTCCGGCTGTCCGCCCATTTTGAGCCAGGTGTGCAATACAGCGTCTGCAAACGAGCGTGAAGGTCTTTCTGTGTAATCGACTGTCTGTGTTGCCAGGTTGTAGCCGATGACGTGGCGGGTGATTAGAGCGTTATATTTTCGCTCCCTTGCACTGGTCGCTCGTTCTGTCGCAGTGACAGTGACGGTTACGAGCGTGTCATTCGGATAAACAACATTGATACGCGTCCTGACGATATGTACAGCTTCAACCTTCAGGATCGAGTGATCGTTACTGTTGTTGGTTCTAACAAACTGAAGCGCATAACGACCATAACCGGCTGCCGGCGTGATTTTGGTTGTCCCGTACTTGGTATCTGCATTCTCGTCATCATTGTTAAGTCCGATGTTTAGAAACTCTGTAGTCCCTGGGATCTGGTTGTTGTCATCGTCAATCTTCCACCAGGTAACCGTTGTGCGCGCATAGTCACCATGCCCCAGTTGAGCCTGCAGATGAATCCATAGCTGAGTCCCCTCAACCGGAGAAAATGACGGGCCAATTACCAACGGTTCATTGTCGTTCAGCGTGAATATCGACGTGTTGATCACCGCATCATCGGGGATCTGCCCAATATCATTACCCCCCAGGTTTATGAAGGTGAATTCGTAGAAATACTGCGGATTAACTGGGGCGCCATCATCGGTTGTCGTAGCACTGAAGAGATCGGCAAATACCGTGATATCGCGTGTTACTGGGCCTGATACTGTGTTGTATGTGACATTGACCACGAAAGACACGGAATGAGGCTTAGACAGGTCATAGAAGTAATCGAAATCGCTGTTCTGCTTGATTTTCACCTTTGCCTGTCCAGCGATGAACTCCCCAGACACCATATCGGTAGTTGTCGTCGCCGTTTCTGCTGGGAAATCTCCGCTCTCGTTCGGCCCCGGCAGCTCCTGGCCGTCGATGTCGTCAAAAGCGAACCCCTCGTTGATCAGCGGGATGTTATCGCCTGGCTGGTAGATGCGGTATGAGGCGCCAGCCAGCGCGCCGAGGTTCGATTCTGAGTACCTTACTGACGTGACGTCATACCTGCCCAGCCCGAAGTTCATCCACTCTGTGACTTTCTTGATGTTGTTGTCGTACTCGAACAGCGACTCCTGAATCAGGTCAGGGTACGCGCGCACCTGGCCGTAGTTGTCAGGCTTTGCCTCGCCGTTTCGCGCAATGTTGGTTTGCCCCTTCAGGCTGTTGTTCGGGGATGTCTTTGCGTTGCTGCTTGTCGCCACGCCCACGCTTGGCTGGCCGAGCAATGACGTCAGGATTTTTTGAACAAACTTTATCGGAGCGAAAATCGGGCTCAGCACTTTACCGATGGTGCCGCTTTTCGGCTGGTCGAACACGCTGATCACGTCGCCATCGTTGAGTGGGAAATTCAGCTCATCATCTGGCTGCAGCTTTACGCCGTTACGCAGAACTTCAACATCGCAGTGAAGGTTGGCCGATTTCAGCCAGGGATAGAACATGCTGCCGGCGGGAAGATTATGACGTTCTTTGGGTAACCCCGGCACGCGCTGAACTTCGATCAACGGCATAGTCGTAAAACTCCAATTTGGTGAAAACTCGCTCCAGCGTCCGCAGCTTGTCAAAGCGCACATGCCCCGCTTCGCCGCGGCTGTGAAATGCTTGCCCATCGATGACCAAACCAACGTGGGCTGGCTGACCGCCGTAATACGCGATAAAAATGCTGCTGTCGGCCGCTCTCTCGGACTGATGCCAGAACACAACATCACCGGAAAAACACGTCAGAAAGTCGCTACCGGCTTCGTAGTCCGGCGTTTGGTGAATCTCTATTCCGAGCACATGCCGGTAATACAGCACTACCAGCCCCCAGCAATCAGCTGCGTCGAACGAGCACGCCCGATCGCGCCATGGTTTACCCTCCATGGCGTGAATGAAGTCAGGTTTATGCATTGGCGAGCCCTGGGAATTCCGTGGTGTTGTAGAGAAATCCGATGTTGTTATTTAGCGGGTTCTGCAGCGTGAGCGAGCATGTTACGTCAGCCTCATCAAGAGAGGCGTCTTTCACATACAGCGTCCAGGACTTCAGAGGCGTGTTCATGTCTGCCGCATCGAAACGCTGATATGTGGCAGAGATCGGCGTTATGCGCGAGTGCGCGCGCCATAGCTTCAGTTGCTGCTTAAAGTCCTGCGCCAGGCGCCCGAATTTCACCGTTGAGTTGATCACCGGCGTGCTGCTCTGCTGGCTCTCTGCGACCTCCATTCGACACGCTGAAAACACCTGGCCGGCTAACGTCTTCGGGTATATCTGGTTTGCCACCAGCCGGATAACGCCAAATGCCGGATGGCTAAACGTCATCGTGTCGTAGATGATCCGGTTAGGTCTCTGTGACTGAAATTCTCGTAAGGTAGGCATTCAATACTCCGGCATGTCATGGTTAACCACTTCATCAATGATCCCCCACTGATACGGAGGAAGCTCAACAATGACGTCTGAGAACTCATCATCCGGGTTGTAGACCTTCCGTGTGATTACGCTTGCTGTCCACGTCGTCGTGTTGCCGTTGATGCTCGTTTGAACCGGCGGCGCTACGAAATGCAGTTCCTGCAGTTGCAGGCCAGAGCCCCCCAGATTGCAAAGCATCGTGAACCACTGATTGCCGTTATCCAGGTAACGAGGGCTGCGATACCACTGCTCGAATGCCCGATCCTCTTGCAGCGTGAAAATCCACGTCAGCGACCAGGTGGTTTTGAGGTCATCTGTCAGGCGCTGAAAGATAGGCGCGCCCACTGCCGGCTGATCGGTGCGGAACCCGGCATCAATCGCGCGGCTCTTGTTGGCCTTCTGGGGAAGTGATAGCCAGTCGGGATAGGGTATTGCCACGGTTTTCTCCCGGTAATAAAAAACCCGCCGAAGCGGGTTTATTGTGAGATTATTTTTTCAATAGCTTTCCTATCGAATACCCATCTATTTCACCAATCTTGAAGCGCCAAGTCATCGAATAGTCACTAACACCACTACCCGTAACAACTCGAACATTGTCCAAGTGAATGAATCCAATTTTTGAACTTGATTTTTCAGGGTTAGAATAACGATCATTTTTTAGCTGCGTGTAATATTCTGTTATGGCGTCAATTGCATCTTGGCTGTTGGAAGCGTTATTTACATCTTCAATTTGCCTTTCGCACCACTTCGCACCACTAATTAAATCACCGCTATAAATTACACCTTTAACGGATATTGTGATTGCTTGGCCAACCCCTCTATCTGCCCACATCACATAGTCAATCAACAAATAATCAGCTGAAGGGGTAGTTAGGACTTCTTCTAACGGTTCTACGATAGCATCTTGTTTTTCCGACATTTGAAAACCTCAAATGAAAGTTAAGGATTTATCACCTTATACCTATACTTTTTTCTCGTCATATAGTTGGCTAATTATTAGTAGCTCGGCGTGGTGCCTGGTGATTCCTAGACATCGACTGACTCATCGGCCCGCCATTGTCCATGTCGGCTATAAATGCGGTAACTGTAAGCGTGTCTCCTGCCATGCTGGCCTGATAGTCGTATGCTTTCGAACCGCCTGACTGATCGTAAACATTAAACACGACGTTAGGCATTCCACCACCACCTTGCATGTCCTTGTTGCTGATCACCTTGCCGCCATTGTCACCAGGCAGGAGGTAATTTCGTCCATTGCTGGACTGAAGCACTTCCGGCACTCCCCCCTCACCAATCCTGTACATGCTTCCTGCGGAAACTGGGCCGCCATTCTTGCGCGCGCCAGCCAAAGCCAGCCCACCAGCCAATCCCACGGTTGAGGTTATCCCTGCAGCCGCTGGAGCTGCGTTAGCGCCAAGAGTTGCCAGTGATGCCATTGCGGCCGCCGGCGCCCAGGCTGAAGCCGTTGTTGCAGCCATACCCACAGATGACGCCACGGAGGCGGCGCCAAGCGTCTGGCCGAGGATGTAGTTTTTCAACGCCTCCACGCCGACCTGAACGATGCTGTTTATCACGCTGTTCAGAATGGTATTGCCAAGCGACCGCATCGCCTCTTGTGCCGACATGGTGCCGGTAAGCAGCCCTGTAATAGCGTTTGAGGCATTACCCGAGAAGGCATCAACAGCACTCGTCAGCATATCGTAGCCAAGGCTCTGCTGGCTCAACAGCTGCCATTGCGCCGCCGTCTGCTGCTCTTGGTATTGCTTCTCCTGGGCTGTGCGCAAAGCCAGGTACTGATCATCCGTCGCTTGCTTCGCAACAATGAACTGGTCATAGCTGATGCTTCCCTTTTGATAACTCTGTAGCAGTATCGCTTGCTCCTGTTTTTGATACTGCTGCATCAGGGCCAGCTTCTGGGCATTCTCATTCGCCAACTGCTGAACCGGATCAACTTCAGCACGTGCAGATGCAACAGGGTTGACTACAGCCTGAGCGTTAATCTTCGCTAAGTTGTTCTGATGCTCCAGCGCCATTTTCTCGGTGGCGGTGTTGTACTCCTGAAGGTCAATCTTCCCTGCATCCAGCGCAGCTTTCAGGCTCTGCATGGATTCGGCATAGGATTTATTCTCTGCCTTCTCAGGCATAGCCTTGATCGCCTCAGTGACGCCTTTGGCGGCGGAGGCAGCATCCCATGCTTTTGCGGCATACTCCCCGGCCAGAGTAACTTGTGCTTGTGTCGCGCCTTTACCAAGTGATTGCTGGGCAGTCAGGATCGCCTGCTCTCGGCTAAGCTCACTTGTTGATCCCGCCGCAAGCTCTGACTGCTGCTTAAGGTTTGCCAGCTTCTGAGCAACGCTTTCTGCCTGGTTGGCTGACTTCTTGCCCTCCGCTATTCCTTCCTTGGTTGCCTGCTTCTGCTCCTGAATCGCCTTGGTTGCATCGAACTCTGCACCAGCCCTATCGCGTGCCAGAATTACGTCTTGCTCGCTACCGCCGAGAGACCTGATATCCTTCTCAGCCTTGAGCTGGGCTCGCTTCCTATCGTTTAGTTCGCCCTGAATCTCAACCTGATCATTCAGCTTGTCTAGGTAGTCCTGAACGTTTTTAGGACGTTCAACTATGAGGCTTTGCGAGTTAAACTTTTCTTTAGCCCTACCCGCAAAGTTAATGGCATCACCAAGCTGACCAAACAGCCCAGCAGTAACGCTTGCCTCCTGACCATCACGCTTCAAAAGGTCTATGCCCTGCCTGAACTCGCCGTTCATTTGCGCCCGCAAGATCCCGGCCTTGCTGATTGTCTGGCTCAGTTTGCTTTGCTCTTCCTCAACTTTGGCCGTTAATTGGATGTGTTCACTTTCTAACTCACTTACCTTTGACACAGCATCTGAATAAAAAAGGCTACCCTCCGACAAACCAGCCACCGCGGCTTTAGCGCTTTGCAGCCTTGAAGTGAGATCCGCCAGGCGGGCTTCGTTATTCTTGAGCTCTCCAGACTGGACATTTATCGATTTGGCCGCCTTGTCTATCTCCGCTGCCAACTGCACATCACTCATGGTGCGCATTTTGGCAATAACACCGTCAAGCTTGTCCGCGAAATCAATAGATTCCTGCTTCGCCTGTTGTGCCTTTTGGTAAAAATAGAATAATGCGGCACCAGCAATCATCGCTGCGCCTGCCGGCCCACCAATTAATGACAGAGCACCTCTCGCCAATCCGCCAATAGTAGTTGTTGCCGCTGCTGCCGCAGTCGTTGCTGCCGTGGTTGCCGCCGCCTGTGCTAATTGTGCCTCAGCAAATACTGCTGATCGTTGAATAGCAACCGACTTAGCTGTATTGAGATTTTGCAATGCGAAAGCTTCAGCATTCATTCCCTTGGCAACGTTGTATTCTGCTTGTGCCAGTGCAAGAGACGTTAATGCAGCCTCTTTATCCAACAATGCCTTTCTTGCCGTTACCGCCGCAGCATTCGCTGCAGCCGCAGCATCAGCAGCTACTGCAGAAGCGTGAGCCTGAGAAGCAAGCATGTCACTAACCTTGGTCTGCGTAGCCATCGCCAAGGAACCAACATATCGGCCGCCGAGTACGACAGCAAAAGCCGTGACCACACCAGCGGCTGCATCAACATTCTCACTTAAAGAAACAACTGCATCATTGAATACCTTCAAACCTGACTGAACAGAGGTAGATTCACCGATGAATTTAGTGATGTTGTTCCCTGCGATCTGGAATGCCTGCCCCATGGTTTGGATCGTGTTCCCGAACTCTTTGGCAATCACATCACCTTGACTGAGTAATCCTTTCACAACAATATCGGTAGTCAGCTTTCCTTCTGCCGCCATGGCGCGGAGCTGGCCAACAGTTACGCCAAGGGAGTCAGCCAGAGCCACGGCTAAGCGTGAGCCGTTCTCTGAGATTGAGTTGAACTCTTCACCGCGCAGAACGCCGGAGGCGAGCGCCTGAGACAGCTGGATCATGGTTGAGCTTGCCTCTTGCGTGGTCGCGCCGGAGACAATTAAGCCCTTATTTATTGTCGTTGTCAGCTTTGCCAAATCTTCAGCACTTGTCCCTGCGCTGCGCGTTGCGCGTTCAAGTCGACCATACAGCGTTGCTGTGGCCTCAAGCCCGGAACGCGTCTCTTGGGATATGTCAAAAACCCTCTGCGTTACATCCGCCAACTGTTGGGTTGGTCTTACGGCGTTTACCAGCTTGTTGTTCACATCTACCCAAGCGTTGGCGTACTGTGCCACCTGCTGGACGGAGAGAGCGGCGGACAGGCTGACAGCAACACGCGATAAAGACGAGAAGGCTTTTTCTGTGGAACCAACCGCTTTCCCTGTAGAGTTGAAGCGCCCTTCCATTTCATCAAGCCTGGCATTTACTTGCCGCTGGCCAACCAGTAACCCCGCGACATCCATCTCAACTTGATAGAGAATCCCACCGCCATTTTGCTCTGCCATTTACCGATCTCCGGGCATAAAAAAACCCGGCAAAGTAGCCAGGTCTGTGTAGTTTAGTTTTCATTTATCTACCCATCACAATCACCATTGAAATGAATAGAACTGACACTAACAAGACGATTGTTAAAATGACTTTATTGCTTATAGATGAGTTTTTTTCTGTTTCTTTCGCCTGTTGCAATCGGCCTTCAGCGGCAGTCATATCAAGGGCATTGAGGGAGTTTGCAACTCTTTCCTCAGCAAAAACATCAGAAATACTCTTGGCGAGTGAACTATCCCTTGCAGCAATGCTGGTCAACAATTCTACCAAAGCATCCCCCACATCAAGTTCGGCTTGGTGCTTGTTGCCACCAGAGGAAACTATAGTTGTGTAGAATAGGTTTTCTTTGAACACAAGGCTTCTAATGAAGCTTCTGTTCGGCTTAAATGTTTTCCCATTGACGCCTTCATCTACAAGATACAAGTCATCAGAATTACATTCATAGTTAAAACCCGTCGCATCCGTCATCCAGCCCACCCCTCACGTTTTCTCTTCTCTTCGATTTCTGCAAGCTTATCAAAGTCTTTTTGGCGGCGCAGTATAACTGCGTACTGCCGATAGCCATGATGGGCCGGGTAATAGAATTCGCGGTCAACATCTCCCAGAACTGATCGGTACTCTTCCAAGTTCGCCTCATGCTTTGCCTTCAGCGCTTTCATCGCCAGTGGGGAAAGGGCGATCTGCTGCTCACACAGCGCTATAGCTTTCTTAAGATGTTTGTTTTCAGCGCGAAGCTTATAGTGAGCCTTTATTTGCTCCTGTAATCCGAAGTGAACCTGAATTATCTGGTCATACGAAAGATGCCGCAGGCCATCCAGCCATTCTTCCTCAGTCACATCCCTATCCCCATCAATCAAAGATGACCAGAGCTTAGCAAAGGGCGCGAAGTCGGCAACTCAAACAGTAGAAAGTCACTTCAGTTTCTTCTGCAACTCATAGACTTCAAGACCAATCTTGAGCAGGCTTTGTGCAACCTCAGCAGGGTCCACCCCAAGCCTTTTCGCCTCTTTTTCAATATATGCATACGCTTCGTCAGATACATCTATTGAAACAGGCAATTCACCCCTTTCATTTCTTTCATTTTTAAAATCTTGAGTGTCGCCGAAAGCCAGCCACTCGAAGGGAACCTGCATAGCATTTGCTAGACGTGCGACGACTGGCTTGCTTGGTTTATTTACCCCAGCTTCATATCTTGATATCTGGGCTGCCGCAACACCGGATTGCTTCGCCAGCTCATTCTGGGACCAACCAATCATCGCTCTACGCTCAATGATTCTTGAAGCAACAGAGTTATCGTTAGTCATAGTTAGTATTGACACCTCATTAAAACGGCTTTAGCATCATCATACATGACTAGTTATGACTTTTGTATACTCAACATAACAAGTTATGTCTGGTGTACTTGACACCAAAGTGCGAAGCCCCAACTGCGGGAACAGTCAGGGCTTCTAATTTGTCAGCAACCTTGTGAGAAACCGACATGACCAGTATATCAATTCTTGAAGCAGTTAACACTTCATCCGTCCAGTTCCATGGCCAGCCTATCATTACGGCAATGGCCGCCGGAATTGCCTACGTTGCTATGAAACCTATTGTCGACAACCTTGGCATGAGCTGGACTTCTCAGCATCGCAAACTGTTGAATAGCGGTGATAAGTATGGGTATGCTCATATGAGCACCCCTTCAAAGGGCGGCATCCAGAAGATGCTCTGCATCCCACTGAAGAAGCTCAATGGCTGGCTATTCAGCATCAACCCGTCAAAGGTGCGCGCCGACATCCGCGACAAGCTGATCGCCTATCAGGAAGAATGCTTCACCGTTTTGCACGACTATTGGACGAAAGGCGCCGCCGTCCGTAAGCCTGGTACAACCGTCGATGAGAGAACACCATTGCGTGATGCGGTGAATATGCTCGTCAGCAAGAAGCACCTGATGTACCCGGAAGCTTACTCCATCATTCACCAGCGCTTCGCTGTGGAGAGCATAGAGGACTTAACGCCTGAGCAGATCCCGCAGGCTATCGAGTACGTTCACCGCGTCGTGCTTGATGGCGAATATCTGGGTAAACAAATAGAACTACAGATGCCAGCCAGACAATTCGACGATAGCGAACTCTACCAACTGGTTTGCCTCTGGAGCGTGGCTTTATTGATAAGAGAGGACACCCAGAAGATAACTGAAGCCCTGGCACCTCTTGGGCTTCCAATAGCAGTTAAGGTGAATGCGAACGCCAACGATCTGGATGGGTTTATACGCAGCGCCGGCTTACTGCTTCTGCGTGAGAGCAGTCATATAGCCAAGCGGGTTAACCCACCATTGAACTGGAGACTTGAAATAACGCGTATGCAATCAGAACTTCACTGATGAATACTCATTGATTGATATAATAAATAATAAAAACCACCTATTGGTGGTTTTTTAATGGGTGCATCTCAGCACCTAGCTCTGTTATGATGTTTCCCAAAACTCCACACATTGCATTGTAAAAAGTAGATGATAAAAACTTCTTTATTTTTGCTGTATTTGTCTTGTTTTCATTCATAGGAATAACCTCGCTATCTTGTTTGTTTCTTGTTTTGTTATAAAAACCAACTAATTTGATTATGGAAAATATCATTATTGCAAGAAGTGCAAGATCAGGAGACGCCATCAACAAGGGATTCGAACCCAATAAGATGCAAAATACTGTTGTCGCTTCAATACTACCTGAAGCTTCCTACCTATATTATACCATAGAAATACGAAGCGTTTCATATTTCACAGAAATTATGGACTCCTTTACTTTGACATCCTATCACTGCAAGTAACAAGTCATTACATGGTAGCAGAGGCATCGGCTGTGGCAACGAAAACGAGGGAGCAGGAAGCAAAAAGCCCACTCAGGTGGGCTTTTATCAGTCAGTAGTTTCTCTCGGCACGCTTCATCAGTCTGTCTTGTGGCGATTGAGTTTTGGTAGACAGAGGAGCGACAAACTCTTTCCACTCTTTGCTGTCTTTCTGAGCAGAGGTTTGTTTGCTATTCAATTGATAATCATCGTTCTGGGCTGCGCATCCTGATAGAACTATCATACCTAGGGCAGCCAGCAGTGACTTACGCATATCTATATCCTTATAGGAACAAACAACTCATCAAATGATAACTAATCTCACTTGAGAGGTAAAGTAAGCCTTCGAAAGCAAAAAACCCACCTCTTGGGTGGGTTAGCTTAAGTTACTGCACTATGCGAGGTGGAGCTTCAAAGCAGTTTGCTAATGTCTTATCTACGCTTAGTGACGCCAAAATAATAACGCAAGCTGCATCAATTAACATCTCATCTCTCTGCCTCATAACATCAAGATATTTCCCACCATGAAAAAGATTATTCCTGACATTTTTTGCAAGCCAAATAGCTTTTGAACTGTCATCGGCACACCAAGCAGGAAATTGGCAAGGCTCCCAGCTAAGATCAATCCTTTGTTTCATTGGTGGGTTAGCCAATAAATAACTTATTGAATCATTCAGCCTCTGAGATTTCGACTGATTGAAAGCCCCCGCCATTCTCACACAAAAACCAGACCAGTCAGGCTGAATATTTCCAAATCTATCCTGCGCAGCATAGTTATGACATTTCATTGCATGCTCAAATCTAGAAAATAAAGAAAACAGCCTTACTACTTTTCCGCTGCCGATCCCACCTAATAATACCGGACTTAAAGGATCAGCTAATTTTGATTCAAAATCGTCAAGAGGATCTACAGTAGCGTTTTCAGACATCTTGGATACCAGAAAAAATAATATTCGACCTATAAAACCATAAAAAAGCCAACTAATCAAACATATGCATATAATCTCTTATAGACAAATAACTTTTATACTCTGCAACACTTCTATGAAGCTTTGACCAGAGCCTGCCAGCGCTTCTACGTGACCTTAGCCAGGCGTCGTGCCTTCTTCTTCATGTACTCATCCGCGACAGCATCGTACTCTTCAGCGGTGAACCCTTTCTGATCTGGGTATTTAGCGTTAATCAGCAGCTGAAATTCCGTCATGGTCAGTTGCTCAGCCTCAGCGCGCGGCATGCTGAAATGGTTACGGGCAGCACTGATGTACTCGAATGCGCTGAACTCACTGACAAAACTGTTTGTCTCATGCCGCTGAAGACGACGCACCTTGGCTTTTCCGATGATGCCGTGAGTGATCAGCGACTGCCCGAGGATGATAATGTCGCTCGCCGGCAAGCTGCCACGACGGAACACGAACGCCCTTCTACCTCGCTTACTTGGCCGCAGCTCCCCCACCAGCGCGCTGATATCGTCATCGCAGCAGGCCTGCATTACGATCATGCCGGCAAAGATAGCTGAGCTGCTAAACGATGGTGAGTTGATATAGGCAAGCAACCACCCAGGAATCTCGCCATACGCTGCCACAGCAGCAAAAAGCAATCCCGGCGCCTCACTGGTATGGAGTTCAGCAAAGCGCTCTACAATCTCCGCTGGGGAGCCTATACGCGACATGTTTCCGAATGATGGCCTGAAGAAGTAGTCGCGGCTGGCGTCTGATATGAGCATCTCGCCAATTTCAGTTAATGGTGTCATTTTATTTCCATATTGACGGGCATCCCTGCCCGATATACGTCACGAAGGCAGACCAGGAATGGCTATCTGTCCGTGCTTTTCCACTTGTTCTATACGCGCCAAAAGTTGCGGCTTCTTCACCCTGCCCCAGCGATTAAGCAATCGACCTGACATGCTGGCTACATCTTTCTCTTTCATATACTCCAGCATCAAGGCATTGCGTTCTGCCTCAAGGTTATGCTTACCCTGAGCAACTAAGTCAGCCATCCAGTCAAAGGCTGCAATGTAGGCCTCTTTGAATGCGAACGCGGCAGCACCTGTAAAACTGAACACCAGCATTGTCCAGCCATTTTTGGTCATGCGATAAAATGGCTGGGGTTTTCCGTTCTGTAACTCATTGTTTTCATAGCAAAGCGTAAAATTGCGCTCTGCAAAATCTGGAGAACAGGATTTAATTACGTTGCGAGCTTTCCGCATAACATCTTTGTGCCCCTTCCCAAACGCCTTCGCAACCTTGAAAGTATCGGTTGCTGACTCGATGCCAGACAGAAAGATGAACTCGCGAAAATCAAAGCCATTTACAACTGTTGGATAGTTCATTCGGATTACCTTTTAGTGATGAACCTTGTCGCACAGGAAACGGCCCCAAGAAGGCTCCGACAGCCAGCCGGTTCCTCAAGGGTCATCCTGAAAGGTTCTTGGTTTGATTACTGCGCGTGCGGTGCGCGATGAATTTGAGGTATAAAAAAGCCCCGCATGAGCAGGGCTAGTTTGGGTCATATCGACGGTCGGTTTCCCGACCATTTGGTTACGCGGTGACGGTGGCCGCGAATACAGAGGTAAAAGCCCCGTCGTTGGTTTTTACAGTGATGTTTGCTGCGCCTGCTGTGGCACCAGAAGGTGCTGATACGGTGACAACCAAACCGTTAGCCGTTGCAGTTGCCCGCGCCGGTACAGACGAAACCAGAGTGAATGTCTTATCTGTCGCGTTAGCAGGCGCAATGGTCACGTTAAAAGTGGTTGTCGCGCCGGCGGCGACCGTGCCGCTGGTTGGAGAAATGGTTACGCCTGTCACAGCAACATCAACCGGAGTGTCGATAACCTGGATGGTATCGGAGTCAGCCACTTTGAACTCGGTCGACAGCGTAACGATGTCGTTAGTGCCGCCGTCAGAACTCAACGCGGTGATAACCATGTAACCGATGAAGGTGATCGGGCCATACTCTTCACGCACCCACAAAGTGGGCTGGCGACCAGCCTGAATTTCGTCGTTGTAATACTTAACGAACTTCGCCACGCCGAACTGATCCAGCTTATCGCGCTTACGCACTTCGCCTTCAAAGCTCAGAGTAAAGTCTGAATTAGTGACCAAGTTTTCAACATAGCCCTTGGTGTCATCCGCATCCGAAGTTACGGTGTTTGGGCTGAAGTCGAAGCCTTTGGAAGTACCGGCGATCAGCGACTGCCATTCGCTTTCTGCTGGCACTGTATCAGGGCAGCCTAAAGCCACCTCAAGCACAATGCCACGACCGAACAACTTGCTGTTGTCAGTGGAGCAACCTTGCATATTGCTTACCTCTTTGATTATTGATTACTCGCCGTACAGGCAAGCGAATTGCAGGCGATAGACTAATCGCCCTTCAGTTGTGGAAACTGGGGATGGGATACCGCCGACGTTCTCAATATGGCCGATACAGTCATTTGGCATGGGGTTGTTCTGGATGTGGCTGATGATGGCTTGGACAGCGTTGTCCACCTCTTCATCCTCTCCTATGGCGCCGATGACGTCGACCAGCACCAGATATTCGCTGGCCAGGTCGTTGCGAACTGGGCTACCACCGTTTGGACGAAAGACAATGAATTTATCTTCGCCCTTTCCGGTGTCCCTCCAGCGCAACATCTGCGTAGTGAAGCCGGAGGTCAGCCCGGCATCAACAAAGTAATCGCGAACGCGGCGATGCATGGCTGGCGTCATAGCTGCATCTCCTTCTTGATCGCCCTGTCAATCTGCGCCTTGGTATCCTCAAACCCTTTGGTAAGGAACTCTTTTTGAGCAGTGGCGCGCCGGAATTTCTGGGGGATATTCGGATCGTGAACGTAGACAGCGTAATTTGCCGAGTAGCCAACGCGTCCCGTGATCCGGGAGCCATTCACCGAAATATCGCGGTACTGGCTATTGAGCAGCGTCGATGTGTCGATAGGGGTGTATAAAGCAGCCTGGGAACCACCTATAAGCAGCGCCGACTGCATAGCCCTGACAACCCTCCTTCCCTTGATATCCCCGATTAACCTATCAAGATTGGCCTGCGCCTCCCGGATACCTTTAACCTTCACGCCCATATCAAACCCCCGTGATAATCGCGTAGTCATCGGCGATGCGGTCGAATGTATCGGCGTCCCGGATGATATGGCGAACCTCATCAGCACCATCAACCTTTTTCGGGTCTGGTTGAGATGAAGCACCGATCAGGATATAGTCACCTTGGCGTGCATCCGCATACTCAGTCCAGTGCGTGTTTTTTACGACAAATTCAAGCCCGATATCGCCAAGCCGTGCAGTCGCATCACCACCGTAATCGCACATGATCTGGATAGGCTCAGCGAAGGAAGATTTACCGTAATCGTCCATGCCCAGCTTTTTCCAGACCGTAGCGACCGCTGTATAGCTCCAGTTAGCCGCAGCGCTCATGAGAGATAATCCTCATATTGGTCAGGACAGCCGGGGCAGTTGGGGCATTTTTCGCAATCAGGTTTATCCTCATCGCTTTTTCTCTCTTCCTGCATCAGCAACCTCCCACAACGTCGAAGAAACCCACGCTAGTGCCGACGTCGATCGGCAGGCTGGATGTACAACCGGCTGTATCCAAAGCTGCCAACGTGTTCCTCATGGTTTTGATGTCGCCGCTGTAATCAAACGACCGCGACGCCCCTGAAGGCGCTGACTGTGACTTGATACGCTGGCTGAAGGCCGTTATCGCCATAAGGGTGACGGCGTAGACCTGTATCAGCATCAGATCGCAATCGTCGTAGCCAGACGCCTCCAGGCACTGACGGATGCCGTCCAGCTTGCATCGGTAGGCATCAATCATGAAGTCAGGGATGGAGTAACCCAGCGCAGACAACTGCTGTTTAACCTGCGCCGCTGTTATCTGCGCTGCCATGATTACTTGTCCTTCTTGGTCGCTGCTGCCAGCGCAGCTTCTGCTGTATCAGCACGCTGTTTCTCTGCCGCCAGTTCTGCAGCCTGGGCTTGCTTCAGTTGCTCCAGCGCGTCGGCATGTTCCTTATCCTTCGCCGCCGCCGCAGCCTGGGCTTGCTTCAGTTGCTCCAGTGCCTCGTCCAACTTTGTCTGAAGCTCTGACGCGCCGGCACTGGCTGGAGCGGTCGACGTGGCCACTTCTAATGCCAGCTTCTCGCCTTTCTTTTCTGCTGATTGCTCCGCCTTACCATCGGCAATCCACTTCCCTGCAACCGAGTCTTCTACTTCGTAGACTTTACCAACTTCCAGTTTTTGGAAGTTGGCACCGGCAAAGAGGTTTGCTACCAAAACTTTTACGAGTGCCATGATTTTTCCTTAGCTGGATGCGTGAATTACAGAGAAGTGGCCGTTGATGTCTTGCTTGACCATCAAGCCGGCGGCGCCCCAAGTACGCCATACGTAATCGCTGTTGTAGAACTGACGAGGATCGGCAACGGTGCCGAACGCCTGACCTACGATCGGGGCGATGACGCCAGCGGCGAGAGGGATAATCACGATTTCGTTACCGGTAAGCTCAGCGTCTTCTTTGATGTCGGAGATGCCGGCCAACTTCTTCAGCTCTTCCAGAACGGTGCGCAGAGCGTTAACGTCAAAATATTGCTCCCAGTTCGACATGATTTCGCTGGATACGTACCAGGTCTGTTGGCCGTATTGATAGTTTTGCAACTTCAGCACGTCACGCAGAGCGATAGCAGCAGCGCGCATCGCTTTAGGGTCGGTGCTGGTCGCGAAGTTAACTGTCAGCGTAACCTGCGCCACACGCTCATCATGACGCAACCCCTTCCAGGTCTTGTCGTCGAACTTGATGAAGTTGCCGGCCGCGTCGCGGAAACCCTCCCAGATGTAGTCCACATACTGCCGGCGAACGTCATCGACAGAGCCAGCCTGAGCATCAGCCAGGGAGGAAAGTGCAGAGCCTTTGTTGAAGACCGGGTCACGCCAGTTGAATTTAAAGCCGCTGTCGTGGATAGGCACCATGGTGCCATCAAAGGTGTAAGACTTCGCATCCAGCGCCGCACCGATCTGCCCAGACATGGAAGTGTGCGCCCAGCCACGGCCACCCTTGCGGGCATATTCGTAAACTGATTCTTCCAGACGAACAGAGCGAGAAAGCGGCATCAGATCGTTCAGCAGAGTAAATTCAGTATTCGGCTCAAACTCTGCCAGCACCGTCTGATCGTATGCGCGATAGAGGCGCTTGATGTCATCGATGGCGTTAACCGCAACCAACGCTGGAGCATTTGCAGCATCACCACGCACGCGAGTACGCGCAATGAAATCAGCTACGGCCTGAGCGCTGGCATTACGGGCAAGCTTCAACTCGTTGAACTGAGACATGTTTGCCTCAAGATTGCGAGTTTCAGTGGCCTTTTTGGTAGAGAAATAAAACATGCGGTGCTCCTTACTTGATGACAACGCGCAGGAGTTCGCCTGCTGCCGTGGTGTATGCGCGATCTTCTTCTACGTATGCGCGGACAGACTCGCCTTCTGCTGCGGCCTTAACTCGACCATTGACGATAGAAAGAGGCTGGCCTTTGGTGTAGGTGCCAGCAGCAGCTGGAACGTTGAATAAAACGCCAGGGGTTGGATGGAATGCAACAACCCAATCATCAGCCTTAATGAAATCATCTACGGTTTTGCAGCGCAGGTAGTCATAGTTGGCTACGTAAAGGATCGCGGCTTCATTGCCGTCTACCGATGCAGTAAATTTCTTCGTGGTGTTATCGAAGAAGCCGATCGTGCCAGGGGGTGTGTCGGCGGCCGCGGCACCTTCACGATGCAGTTGTGGATTGGCGAAGATACCGCCTGCGTGAATTACATGTTTCCCGTCTTTAGCCATTTTTTACTCCGGCATTTCGCTGAAAGTTTGAGAGGAGTTAACCTGACGCAGCATGCCGTTCAGGCCGATAGAGGTTGAGCACTGGGCAAACAGTTCCTTCAACGGATCACCATCCAGCGCGTTTACGGCAACGTCGCTCATGCCGAATTTGGCTTTAACTGCTGCGCGCATCTCGCCTTTCTCTTTGTCTGAGTTGGCAATAAGGCCAGACTTAACAGCTGCGAGATCGTCGGCGAATGGTTTAAACCATGCCGGCGCCTCGTCGCTGTTGCTTGCCTGCTCTTTCTTCTTAGGCTTGCCGGTTGCAGGGTCGATTTCTTCCCCGCCTTCTTTTTTGGCTGTCGCCTTCTCTGCGGCCAATTGGTTGTAAGCGTCCATCAGTTCGGCATCGGACTTGCCTTCAGTCGGCTTACCAGCGGCTTGCAGCGCATTGATAATCAGTTCTTTCATCGGATCTTTCTCTCCGTTGGTTTTAATCTCGTACTCAGTGGGTTTGCGCACGACTTCTACAGGTTCGCCGACGAACACGGCCTTACCGTCCTCATCGATGAGGTATTTCTGTCGGAAAAATTTGGTCTTATCGCGGTAGATGAAGGTGTCGGGCCAGATAGATTCGGGCCACGGCCAGTAATCATCTGAGCGACCTTCACGGAGCTTGTTGCTGATCGCTTCGCGGATATCGTCAAACGAGAAGTTGGAGGCGTTGGTGAAGAAAAACTTGGTCTTGTTCAGCAGTCCCTCGCGAGTGCAATCGATACCCTCTGACAGGTTTGCGATTTCGACCTCTTGATCGTCGCCGTTGGCGTTAACGAAGATGCCCACGCCTTCGCTTGGCGTTCCTGCACCAGGTTCATCCAGTAAAACGGCAACATGGTCAAACACCATGTTGGTGGCGATTTCGCTGTACTTCTTACCCTTTGATTCGCCGTTGGCCGCAATGCCTGAGTAAAGAAGTCCGGTGGAGATGTGAATGGGCTCTACGTTTGTCCCAGCGATCATTTCATCCAGTCGATTTACCAGCCGCTTACCCTTTTCGCTGCCTTCGGCATAACGGCGGTCGACATACATATCACCATTGACCTTTCCGTCGACATGCTGGACGTCTTGAAGCCAGGCGCCAACGTGATAGTTGTTCACCGCGCGGACATCACCCGCCGATACATGCTTTCCGTCTATTTTGGGATGCCCCAGCGGCATCGGTTTGCGCTCAAGGGTGTTATAGGCCTTGGCAATTTCTGCTGCCGGGTACAACTTCCGGTTCATCACGATATCGTCAACAACGGGCGTAATGCCGCGAACCACGATATGTGGTTTCCCGTCGATGGTTTCGGTAGTGATATTTGAAGCGGAGTTGACGACGGTCAGCACGTTAACGCGGTTGCGCTTCATGCTGTGTCCTCGTGATTGGATTTCAGACAACAAAAAAACCCGCCGGAGCGGGTCTATTGATAATAGATATCAGTGAAAATTTAATTCAGCCTTGGCATCTTCAACTATAAAGAAAATTATGCTTTCTACATCTTTAACCATATCTCCATATGCCGCCTGCTCTGGATAGTTCTCTTCATAGATCATTTCCCGTGCACTAGCATCCAAAGAAAAGAAATCCTCTAAAAGCTCTTTTGTTCTGCTACTGAGAGATATAGGAGCAAGAATAAACGATCTTCTAAGCTGTTTGTTTAGGTCATAAAACCGACTCCAATCGAAATGGTAATCAGGAACATCCTGCAGTCTTTTTTCTGCCTCATAGATACGTTCATGATGCATTGCCGCCAAAGCATAAATTGATTTAATTTCAATAAGAAAGTCGATAAGCTGACCATAGGCCGCATGTTTTTTTTCCCACCACTTCTCTCGGTAAAATCGACTCAATGCGAAATAAGCAGTGAATCCAGCCGCAGCCACTCCAATAATAATCGGGCCGATAAGGGAGATAACAAAAGAGCCTACTTCGGTTGGTGTGACGGAGCTCATAATTAACCTATTACTCTAAATTTGATGGATTTTTTATATCATTTTTTCAAGGGTTATTTCCATCTTTTACGTTCTTCTGTCAACTTATCAGTCAGACCTTGATTGAATATGCTGCCGTCATCATTGAGTAGGGTCGGGATCTGGCTGCAGTAGCAGTTATACCTGTTGCCGTCTTTCGAGTACCACTCACGCACTTCTTCGACCGTGTAAAGCTTTCCGTGGCGCGATGCGTGCCAGGCGCGCGTAGTCGGCTTCAAGGCGGATAAATGCAGCAACTTGGTACGCAGACCCAACCTATCCTGCACCCATGTGGTTTCGTTCCACTGAGCCTCTCTCAGCGCGCCAACCTGCTCGGTCTGAGCAATCGTCTTTGCCTTGGACATTGAGACATCAAGGCGCTTACTTATCACCCTCATGGTTTCACGCGGGTTTACACCTCGGCCAACCGCATCGGCGATGATATTGGCAAGGTCAACGCGCGCTGCATCGCTGATCCCCTTCCAATCGCTGTACGTCGACACGAATGCAGCGGCCACTTGGTTTTGATAAGCAAGCGTGGACAGAAGCGCACTTAGCGTGGTCTGTGAAGCGTATACCTCAGACTGAGCAGACAGATTCGTATAGGCATTGAGCGTGCCGCGCCGATACTCATCTGAAATATACTGGAGCGCCCAAATATCCTGACCGTTACCCTCTAACAGGTAGTCATCAAGGATCGTTTGTATTACCTCAAGAAGCGCCGCCAACTGCTGAGCGTTCATGTCGTAGACAAACGTACCGGCGTTAACCTGATATAGGGTGTCATCTGAAAGAACATGCGATCGCTGAGAGTTACCCACCAGCACCCGGCCAGTTAATCGCTGGTCGAACAGCTGCCTAAGCGTTGTTTTGATGCCCAGATATCGGCTCTCGATATCCCGGAACATTTTGTTAACTTGCCGATAGGATTGGGTGGGGTCTGCTTTATTGCGCGGTATTATCGGCGTCCCGGCTTTAGGCCTCGGCGTTGTCATCATTCAGCGGATCCTTACCGACCTGCTTTTTTGTCGGGTCTGGCTGTTTAGGTTCCTCGATTGGCTCCAGCTCGCCGGCGGCGCGCACCTCGTTAGGTTCAACAGCAGACGCGCCGAACGCTTGCTGGGTTTTGTAGGCAACGTCTGCCATCTTGCTCATGTTCTCGAGCTTCTCGCTATCACCTGGGGCCAGCAAATCAGACCAATCGACGGTGATCTCGCCTTTCTTTGGTTGCGATACTACGCCGACGTCACACCATCTTTGAATGACTTCAGTTAGCAGCCATGACAACCAACCGCCACGGCGGCCATTCCCTTTTTTAGCCCACTCCTTCCGATCTTCTGTAGAAGCAAGATTCCCGGTTTGCTTGCCAAAGAGGATATTGAACGGGCAGCCGATGGTTGAGGAATAGCTATTGGCCGAGACTGTCCATGACGGTGTAGGGTCAGCGGCGGCTACTGAAAGGACAGATGATGTCCCAGACTGAGTTACCAGCGCAGAATCCGTACCCTGGTTGAGTTTCCTGATCTTTTCATTCATTGCCTCGCCAAGGTCTTTATAGCCGGCATCCTTCGCCTGCTGCGCGATGGTTTTCATGTCGGTTTTATCGTCGAAATGAATGCCAAGCTGGCGGCTCGCGTTTTTAAGGAATCCTTCGGCGCTTCCTCCCTTGGTCTTTTCGATGTCCAGCAAATCGTTATAACCAGCCTCGTTAAGAGGGATGCCAGACAACATGTTGTCATCTTCTGAACCTTCGGCGAGGATGATCACCCTGCTGGGGTGAACCGTAACGCTTCTCACATTGCCATAGGTGCCGTCATCACCCACAGGCTGCTCGTTGAAGATGTAGTTCACCGGCTGCCCGTAAGTTGGGGATAGCGTGTCGATGTCATAGTTGCCAGGCTTAATCTGCGATTCCCAAACGGGGATCATCTTCACCAACGCATCTTCGCCAAGTCTTGCCACCAGCGCTGTATCTACAGGCTCTGACCATTGCCTGCTATCTTTGAGCTGCAGAATGATTGCAGAGTAGTGGCCCACCAAGTTGCGCCGATCGGCATCCTTGATTTTTGACCAATGCTTTTTCAGCAGTTTGGTTACTTTCGTTTCCCATTCTGTCGAGGCAGTCGATTTGTCGGTCAGCGGGCCATCAATAATCGTCGGATAGTCACTCCAGCAGTTATCCAACGTTTTATGAACGCCGGCATGAGCCGCGGAGTTTCGGCGATAGGCGCGATAAAGCAGATCGAAGCTTATGGTGTCCGGGTAGCCGAACTCGTCCCACAGCTTTGTTCTTTTCGTGTTGCCATTCATCTGTCCCGCGTATAAGGAACGCTGGCGCCCTATCGCCACTGCGTCAGCGAGGGCATTGACGAGGAATTCAACCTCGCTATTTTGTTCACTCACTGAGAGCTCCTTAGAAGAATACGGCGCCAACTTGTTTGTGGTTGTTCTTCGCTACGGCAAAATAGCGGAAACCATCTGAACCGTGCGACGTGTGATCGTGAAGAGGTTTGTCTTTCCAGCACCCGCGCTTGTCATCCCACTCTTTTCGGTATCCCTCAAGGTGAGATATCCCCTCAGCGCACTTCTCATCGTCAAAGACGCATTTGGGGAGGATTTCACGGACAGACTCGATCCCGGTATCAACGCCGACTTTCGGCACAACCTTGAAGGTCATCGAATACACCTGGCCGTCGATTTCGTAACCCTCACGCGCCAGCTCCTTTCGTGATTTAGCATCAGAGCCAAACTCACGGTTTTCAATGTCGTGCGGCCCCCAGTGCTCGCCGTACTCATAGCCACGGTCTTTCAGCACCTTCATGTAGTGCCTCAAACCCTCGCCAGAGTTCTCGTAGTAGTCGATGACATGAAACTCTTCACCAACCTCACGAACAAACCAGATAGCTGTTGAGTCACCCACGCCGATATCCCAGAACGTGTGAACCGGGAGATGAGAATTGTCGGGAAGTGAACCGATCCGCTTGTTGGTATACAGCCAGCGGAACTGCTTGGCGTAATACGCTCCCTCTACCGACTGTTGGAAGGCTTCAGCGGGTATGCTCGGATACTCACGCTTCATGTCGTCGCCAAGAGTCTTCTCTTTAGCGAGATACCAGGCCTTCTGGCGCTCATTTAACGTGACGCCATGCTTGGCTTCCAGTTCGTTGAAGTAGTCAACCAGGCGCTCAGGGAGACTTTCTACCGGGTCGATTGCGTACTGAGGATTCTTCCACCACGTGAAGAAGAAAAACTTCCAGTCGAGGTTTGATAACGTTTTGCCCTGCAGCTGCGCTTTCTCGGCCGTCTGACAATAGTCGAAGAAATACCCAGCGCGCCCCTCGGCTGTACTCTCAATAGTTGTAAAGCAATCTGTCGATACTGCCTCAAAGGCGCCAGTGACGATTTCACGGGCCTTATCCGGGTACTTAGCGCAGATCTTGCCGAACTCAGAAACGTGCAGGTAACGCAGCGTGCCGCCACGAAATGACGTGCTGACGTAGAGAGAGCCGCCATTATTGAAAACAAGCTCACCAACTGCGTCGTTCTTTGCCGGGTTCGCCTTTCTGATCAGCGCTGGCAGGTTGTCGTAGGCATATTTGACCTTTTCCCTAAACAAGCGCTTTGCGTCGTTTAAGGTGTGGGCGATCAACGCGCACTTTGCTGATTCGAACAACGCCGCATCGAGCTGGACAATACAAACCAGCGTCGTAAAGCCGAGCTGCCTGGCTTTTAGGATTATGTTCCTGGTATGTACGCCTTCGAAGTATTCGAGCTGCTCAGGGGTCATCCTGAACTTAACCTTCTTCCCCGATTTGTCGGTGATGAAGTAAAGGTTATTTAGGCGCCAGAATCGGTTTTTAAGGTTCTTCTTCAGCTCGCTGAATTGCTTGTTGAGATCAGCCATAAATCACGCCTCAGAAGATATCTCCTTCAGTAGCTCAGCCATCTCATCAGCGATGGTGTGCTGGGTTTCAATCTTTTGCTTGTTGGTATACGCGTCACCGCACTCTTTCGCGGCCTGCTCGACGATCTGAGCGGCCAATGCGTAATTCTTCATGGTTTCGGTGCGCGTCGCCATGCGATCAAGAACGCGCAGCCGGTAGGCCTTGTTGGCGATCGGAATGTCTGAAATTTCCGTCTTGAACCGCTCCCGCGTCATATGGAACAGGTCTACCCACTTCTTGGCCAGCGACTTGCCGCTAACCTTTGTCGGGTCGTGAGATTCAACCTGCTGACGCGTGATTTTTAGCCCAAACTCTTTTTGGACGGACTCCACCACAAGCGTAGGAGTGTCGAAGCACGCAAGCGACTGAATGATGAAGGCTTTTACATCTGGTTTTAATGCAGCCATAAATCACCATCCGTCCAATACAGTCCAATATTTACGCCAGCCTCAACATGCAGTTACCGCAGGCCTGTTGGCCGCATCAACCAATTCCTGAACTTCCACGCTGGCACCATACCGGCGAACTACGCCAACAAACTCTTCAACGTCGTGCCCGCGCAGCTTCAGCACCGGCTGGCCTTCCTTGTTGAATTTTGGCGCGCCGAAATCGTCTGTCGCCTGCGCGATGTGGTAAAGCTCATGCTCAACCAGGGCGCAGAACTCAGCGTCTGAACACTGAGAGCAGTAGTCGGCAGCGAGCGTAATGATGAATTTCGGCACTTCACCGAACCACTCATGCATCTGCTGTTCCATCCGGGCCTTCTGCCAGCCGCCGGCGCGCATCGCTACCTCTTCAGCCTGGCCAAGCACGTGGCGCCCTTTCTTCTCAAACGCCGATGACGCCCACATAAAGCGCAGATCAGCGTCTGCAAGATGGGTGTGGTCTGGGTTAAACAGGCTGCCGGCATCATCGATGATTTGGCGCTTCATCCACTCCTGCACCTCGTTCGCAGGCACCAGGCCGATGTATGGAGTTAGCTGATGGTCTTCGATAAAGCGGAGCGGAGGGTATGGGCGCCTCTCATGGCCTTCATTCTGTTCCGTATTAGCCATACCGCCCCCTTCCTGTTGATCGTGCCAATACCTATGCCGCCGGTTCATTAAAGAGGATCAGCGCCTCGGTGCTCTCTTGAATAGCTCTAAGTGTCCTGGCAATCGGATCCGTTGATTCCAGCTCAAATCGCCGGAACTGGCGTTCAAACATATCCGCCTTCAGTGGATTGTCTTTAACGAAATCGATAGCCTGCTTAGCCGCGGCTGTGTCGTAACCGACAATCTCTAGTAGCTTCAGCCTGATGCTTTCTGCCTGAGTAATTTCTGTTGCCTCTGCCATCTAATCGCTCCCACTGGGTTTGCATAAAAAAACCCGCCGGAGCGGGTTCAGTCATTTCTTGCCGTTGGCCTCAGCCATCTGCTGGTATCGCGGGTCGTTTGGCCCTGGGAATTTGTGGCTCTGGCTGCGGTAATGCTGCAGGCGCTCGCGGAATAGCTCTCGCAGGTGTTCAGGCTGCTCCGCCTCTACCTGAGCCGGTACTATCGGCATGTTCATGCGCTCTTTATACGCCACGCCAGATGCCGCAAGGTCTACGTTCACCCTGTCCATTTCTTCTTTTGGTAAATTGCCGAGATTGTATGACATGAAATCCTCCTGGTTCAGAGGATGATACGCCAGCCTCCAGCTGTATGTAAGCAATTGCGACTCACTATAGGGAGAGCGCTTCACAGCGGGTAAACCCTGACTATAGGCAATTCCGCTGTGATTAGGTTCCCTATATAACTACTAAACGTCATGAGGAGGCATTATGAACTATCCACGTGAGTTTTACCGGACTGCAGCAGCTTTATTCACACTGCTCACACCTTTCGCTTACATCGCACTTCACCTCATCCAATACTATTTCCCGCTTCATTAATAACCGCAGCATCAGCCACACCTCTCGGCGTTGCATCGCCCCTTCCGTCTTTCCGGCTGCCAAGACGTGATCACTTCCAACAGGGCTTCACGGTCCAATTTCTCCATCATCACGCAATTGCCTCGGAAAACTGCTCAGTGATGAGTAAGTAAATTCAATAGATATATTGCATTCCAATTTTTCGCCCAAATATATCTATCGCTACGTACGCACTTTTACCTTAAGGAACAAATTATGAGCTACACACAAGCTGAAAAATTACAAACCCTCATGTTATGTGATATCTACGAAAAACTTGGCATTGAGGGTGATTACGATCCTCAATTAATCCGCGCAGCTTTGGATACTGATAGTTACTGGGCCATTGGCTGGGCCCATCAAGATTTAGCTACTGAAGAAGGTAACCCCAAAGAAGTGACTTTCGTTTGTGATGTCCTCGATATGTACTCCATTCTGAAGTACACATATGAACGTTTAACCGCAGAAAAACAGGAGCAACTGGCGAAGGACGTTCAATATTTTAATCCAAAGCACGATATCGTATTCGGTGGGTTCGACTGGAACAACGAAGGTAAGTATGTTTCTGTAACCAGAATGTTCAAACTGCTAAAAAGGTTTGACACTCATGATATCGATAAAAATTCTCATTCACCAAGAGTGGAACTTTATCGCCGCATGCTCGAAGAGTTTCTCCCAATCAGAAAAGATTTCGTTCATAACGAAGGCATATCTTACGAAGCTCTGTGCAAGGTACTAAATGCTCAATTGCACCCATCGCATCGTTAAACCCAAAACAGAATGGCAGGTGCCGACAGGTGCCTGCCAAATTACTGCTTAATGACGCTCTTCCTCCAATGGCTCAGTGTTGACACCTGGCCGGCGCAGATTGATAACGCTGTTTGCAGCGTCAGCGTGTAGCTCACCGCGTCGCCCCAAGTGTCACCCTGAAGGCTTGGCTGCTCGCAGTGAGTAAACACGGATTCAGGGGGCAACAGGACGATTTCCTGCGGTGCCGGCGGCGTTCTGCTGCAGGAGCTCAACAACAGCGGCAGGCATAGGACTATTCCCACATTTACTGCCTTTAAGTGCATCTCGCAATTTCCTCTGGTAGGTTTCCTCGCGCTGGCGTAGTAGCTGTTCTCTTTGTTGTTGCTCCGCTGCAAAGGCTCTGTTCTTCCGGTCTTGTGCTTGCAGGGTTGAGATCAGTCCTGACTGCTGCGCCAGCGTCTCTTTCTGCTGCTTAACCTGCTCACCGGCCTTTACTGTGCTGCTGTGGAAGTAAAACGCCAGCCTGCCGACTACAATCAGCGCCACCAGCAGTAACCCGATAATCATCGTCCGAAAGCTGAATGAGGTGTTCATGACAAAAAAATCTCGCGCTCAGCTGCCCGACGATCGACCAGACCATCCAACCGTTTACCACCGGCATTTACCCAGCGCCAAAATTGGTCGGCGGCGCCTTGCTTGTCGCCAACGTTCAGCTTGTTCAGAAGCGTGGATGTGCTCAGCGACCGCAGGCCTAGGTTATACGCAAAGCTCACCAGAGCATCGAATTCGCCCTGAGTGATTTTCACCTTCACCAGCTGATTAACGCCCTGCTCATACTGCACAACGCCGCATTTCAGCAGCCGATCGGCAGTCGCCTGATCTATCTGCATTCCTGGGCCAACTTTCTTACCGTCAACTGGCTGTGTCCACCCGTAACCGATCGTCCAGACGCCAACCGAATCCTGATAGGCTTTCAATCGCAGGCCTTCGAAGCGCTTGATCAGCTCAATGCCGCTTTTACTGATATTCATTGCTATCGCTCGCTTTATTCAGGAATCGACGTTCCAGCGCCTTAATCAGTGACGCCCCCGACCAGCCAGCCATGCCACACACGCCACCCATCACTTCTGACGGCCAGTCGTAATGCAGGGCGATCATCACCATGGTTAACCCGGCGAAGATAGAAACGAAGAGCTGCAGAAACAGCGTGCGCCAACTAAAGGCCTCGCCGTTCAGCACCTTGAACGAGTAACTAGCAATGGCTCCCAGCAGGGTCATGCCGAACGCAATCAGCATTGATAGGATGTTGGGTTCGTTCTTCCAGGGCATTTTCATAACCTCCCCCTTCCGGGGCTCTTTCCCGGCTTCGGGTTATGGGTAGAGTTCAGCCACCAGCCGTAAACGCTGCCGGTAAGAGGATGTGCCGTGTGTGTCGTCTGTTGGCTGGGGCTGAAATGCAAGAAGGCCCATATAAGGGGCCTGTGTAAATTACTTTGCTTTGGAAAAGCTAGGTCAATCTTGTCCGATTAAAACCGTAATGCTTGGCAGTGCATAGCCACCATTAGAACTTTCACTAACCGCCTGAATTGAGACAGACTGATTAGGTTCGATGTATGTGTTCCACGAGTTACAAGCAGTTGCTGGCATTGAGCCACCGTCGAGGAAAATCGCGCCTTCTGCTTTCGCTTCGGTTACCCATGAACCATTGAATACCAACATATGTTTCGCTTTTGATTTACCGCCTGGCGCGACGGCCATCAGAAGCGGCACGCAGACGCGGCGACGGTATGATACAGGTGGAATATGGAAGGTGTAACCGTTGTCCAGATAGTGAGTTTCAGCAGCTTGCATGAGCATATCTCCTTGAAAAGTAGTTGAAATCGCCATCTATTCGGCGATATCTAGACTTTACATCGAGACTAAAACTCATGGTAATCATTGGGGTTGTGTCAGTCTTAGGACAACATTGCCGATTCCTTGTCCACTGCTGAATAGCAAAAAACCCCGCAGCTGCGAGGTTTTGAAAGTTGATAAGCTACGTCACTGCGTAACCACTCTTATCACAATAGCCAGTAAAATTCGTAACGAAAAGCGGAAATTTACGCGACAGCCGAAATTTCTGATCTGCTCGTCCAGGCGTCCATCTCAAGCGTTGCCCCCGTCATAGCTAAACAGCCTTCTATAAAGCTTTCCGCCATCATCAGCTTTTGCCTTATGTTCCCTTCTGAAACCTTCCATCTACGGGCTATCTCCGATTTTGATACCCCGTATCGGTAGTGCAGCATGATTACCCCAAGCTCTCTTTCGTCGCGTACCTTCTTCAATCTACCCACGGCACCGTCAACAATCAGGCCGTCATTATCGCAGCATGAGGGTTTATTCTTGCTTGTGTTCGGAAGAAGCCCCTTAAACCCTGCAGCGATCGGCGAGTAATCCACGCCGCTATTGTCTTTCGCCCACTGGCCCCAACGCTCTAAAACTAGCTGGATGTCTCTCATGTACTAACCCTCCACGGCTTCCTGAAGTTGCTGGCGAATTTTTTGTAATAGCTTGCTGGCCTGGCGATGAATTCTTTCCGATCGCTTGTCGGCGGTTGAGAGCAGCAAAAGCTGCTCGTTCAGATTGGCTGTGTTCAGCAGCGCATCGCAGACGTTCCGGTACTGCTGGCGTGTTATGGTCACCTCTTTCATGCGATCGCTCCGATGCCGAAGGAGAAATCCAGGAACTCAAACAGCAGCTCAACCTGACTACCATGTTCCGCTTCCCACGCCGCTACATCCTCGTGCAACGCGTCGTGACATTTACGGCACAGCGGGATAGTGAAGAAGTCGTGGGCCTTTGTTCCCATGCCGCCCTGCCCGTGGCCTATGATGTGGTGAGGGTCGTCTGAGCGAGCACCGCAACCGCAGCAGGGGCGAGTCTTAACCCACCGGGTATACTTGCTGTCTTCGGCACGGGTTTTCTTCGGACGCAGCACAAAGGCGCCAGGGACTTCAGGATCAACCTTGAAACACTTCTGGGCCTGCTTGGAAATAATCGCAGTGGCCTCCGGCGTGCAGTCCATTTCGGACTCCTTGCGGGTGCCGGTGATCACCTTTGGCTCCGGTAAGTCGGTGACGGTGCGCGCAACGTCATCGGGGATCAGGTCGAACACACCGGACAGCATGGCCCACAGCATCAGCTCAGGGATTGTCAGCTGTCCTTCTGACTTCAGGCGGTGTTTTGCTGTTGCCACCACCCAGCGCGCAGTGTTGCGGGCTGCGATTTTTTCCAGCTTCGGCGATACACCCAGGCTTTTTTTGTAACAGCCTGGACAGATGCGAACGGCCGAATTACCAACACGCTCTGTGTCCAGAATTGTCTCAGGCAGTTCGTGCTTGCTGTACTGACATTTCGTGAATTGAGTCGCCCAGGCTTCAATCGCATTAACGCCGCCGCAAGCGTTGATGACGCGCTCATCTGTGAAAAAAACCTGTAGCCGTGGGTCGTTGGCGATCTCATGCTCAACGGCCGGCAGGATACCTTCTGGCGCGTCTTTGAATTCTTTCGGCAGCGTGGAAACCATCACGCGGCCCGTCATGTGAAACGCCAGCTTTTCGTCAACCGGGATCAGGGCAATACCCAGATCACGCTGTACAGCTGCTTTGACTATCGCTCTCATGCCTGAACTCCTGACATTGCGTAAGCTCTGGTTAAAATTGGGCGCCACTGCTGACGAGCCTTGCTCTCGTCCACGTTGCCAAATCCGTTCTTGCGCACCTGCTGCTGCGCGCGTTTCTCAGCGTCATTTTCTGGCATCGCTGCATCACGGATCAGGCGATCGAAAGCCTCATCGAAATCAATCTCCGGCGCGTCACCGGCCACCGGCTCCTGGCGCTGCTGTTCGACTGCTTCGGCCATAGCGGCTTTGTGGCTGCGCTGACGATCCCAGGCGTTGGCGGCTGCCAAATATCCACCGAACCGGACGGCATCGAAAATCATTTTGGCGCTGAGCATGTGGCCCATCTTCGGATCGCCCAGCAGCAGACTTGCGCGGTGTTCAGCCACCAGCTTCAGTTCGGCGGCGCTGTTGCCTTCCGCCAGGCGCTCGGTAATCTCACGCAACGTGTCGGCACGCTTTGGCGTCCTGCCGTTGATTTTTTCATTCAGAAAATCGAGAACTTCCCCAGCCTCAGCTGATTGGTTCGCTGCTCCAGCATCGTTCTGGGGGGCTATGGGGGGTTTTTCTTTTGGTTCAATGACTGGTTCAAAAGAGTGACTGGTTCTGGTGCCATCTGCTGGCATAGGGGGTGTGCTTTCTGACGGCACACCCTGTGTCACCTGCTGGCATACCCCTGTGCTTTTTGGCGGCATAGGGCTATGCTTTTTGACGGCACAGGGGGCTATGCTTTCTGACGGCACAGGGTTATCCAGTGTCAGATAGTAGAGATTTGAGGTATTACCCTTGCCGTTGTTCACGCCCAAGCGGTTCTCTTTGGTGAGTAATCCCATCTTAATCAATGCCTCAATGTGCGCCCGCACAGCGCTTTTGCTGCACTCACAGTGGTCAGCGACATGCTGATATGAAGGCCAGCACTCGCCCTTGTCGTTCGCGTTATCAGCTATCTTGATCAGCACCAACTTGCGCAGTGGGTTGCCCACTTTGATGCTCATAGCCTGCGCCATCAGGTTCATGCTCATACTTCGACTCGCTTAAATTTCTCTTTGAATCTCTCAAGGGGCTGCATGCACTCATGCGGATAACCCTCTCGCGTGAAAATGACCTGGCGCTCAACGCGATCCCAGCGGATGACGTGAACCTGCACACCCCGCCAGTCCGTGTAATACCGATCCAGCTCAGTGCTTTGCGCGCCGGACATTTTTCAACCCTTGACGAGATACCGACATATCGATAACAATCAGGCTGTTCATTGCAGAACCCCCAGTTAGAAAAGTGATTGCCGACCAGCTGCAACTGCTCGGCTTTCTTCTTGCCCCAGGCCATAAAGCCCCCTATTCCGTCTTTGGTTCCCGGATGTGCTCCAGCATCGCCATTAACCCGCGCGCCAGCTCTGCGGTTTCCTCGCCCCTGAACGTCAGCATGGTTTCCGAACGCTTAAAGCCCGTAGCGGCCAGCAGCAGGCTCGCTTTCTCCACCAACCCACCTTTGCTCTGCCAGCGACTCACCTGCGATTTATCAACGCCGATCGCCCCGGCCAGGCTTGTCACTCCGATTGCTGCAATGCGGCTCATGATGTCGCTCTGAATCGCCTGAGCTTCGTTGCGTGTTGTTGCGGTTTGCATCTGTAATAATCTTCCTTGTTAAAAATCAGTTTGTTGTAATCAGATCCGACAGGTCTGGACGAATCTCTACGGCCTTAACCTTTCCGCCAGTAGCGTTTTCGATGCGCTTAACGTAAAGGGCGTCAATGCCGCCACCATGCAGCCAGCGCCAAACTGTCGGTTGGGCGACACCACACAATGATGCGAGCTTCTGCTGGCTACCGACGATGCTTACAGCTTTTTGAATAGCTTTGTTCATCTTTTAATCCTTAAACGTATTATTCAAGGGTGATAATAGCAATGCGTATTACCACTTGCAATAGCAATGCGAATTTGACGCTTAATACGCGTGGCTATAAATTTGCTGACATGAAAACGACACTTGCAGAACGCCTTAACATGGCGATGGCCAAACGCAACAACATGACTCAAGCAGCTCTTGCTGAGGCATCAGGCGTTGCTCAGCCGACCATCTGGCGATTAACTAAAGGAAAGGCAAAAACTTCGGGACGGCTCGTCGATATTGCTAATGCCCTTGGTGTGAATGTTGACTGGCTGGCTAATGGCGTTGGTGAAATGGAAGGTGAATCACCTCCTATGACAACTCGCATTGAAAAATACAGCCAGATCCCTGTATGGGATGAAAGCGGGGCTACTGATGACTTTGTGATTTCGCCGAAAGGAAAAGCCGAACCATCATGGAAAGCTTTCATTCTTAAAAGAAATAGCGGATGCGCTGAGGCGCCAGCGGGTTCCATTGTTATTGCTGACTCGGCCTCTACGCCAGGATCCGGGGATTTAGTAGTAGCAAAAGTGAATAACTCGGTTTCTGCTTATCGCTTTGTTGATGGCGGGTCACATGGATACTTATCCGTTGACGATGCCAGGGTTCCATTGATTGAACTAGCGCCAGATTCATTGATCGGTGTTGTTGTTTTACTGCTACGCGACTTCAGAATGTAATCCCCCAAACCCTGCCCTGGCAGGGTTTCTTTTTCGTACACTCCCGCCGCACGCCGCACTAACATCTCAATCATATGAAACCCCGGGTGTAAAAAAGACACTCAAAAGCACTGTTTATATATACAGTTATTTTCAAACTTTAATCCTTTCTCAAGAATTTGCAAAGCGTTAATCCCTGCCAGAAATCACACAACAGACCTCACCCCATCCTCTTAGCACAATTTTTTACCAACTAAATTTACTTTCAAAACAGAGCATTATAGCAATTGCTATTGATTCAATCTTAATACGTATTGCTATTGATAATACCCATGGCTATTATCAATTCCATCAACAGCAACAACGTCACTGGCAGGAAGCCAAACAGGTAAGACGCCCAGGGGTGAGCGATGCAATCACTCCCCGGCCCCGAGAGGGATCGACCGGAGACGTTCTTTAGGGAGAAAGACTTTTAACCCCGCTTGCACTTATCAGCTTCGGCTATGACGGGTGCAAGGGGACATAAGCGCGGGAGCCTGACCCAGCAACGTGAACAGGCAGACAACTGGAGGGCTGGAAAATGTAACGGTTACGGAGTGCTTTTACCCTGCCGCTGCCAGTGTGGGGCGGCAGGAATGGGTTAGATCACCGCATTCAGAAGTTTATCGACTGCAGCTTGCCTAGCTGAAATAGTCTTCTCTGATTCAGCGCTACCATAAGTATTCAAATTAGTTACAGCTCGGATGATGTTGGCTTTGACGGAGAATTTTTTATCTGCTGGCAGATCACTAATCAACTGAGTAATGGCGAACCTCAAAACATCATTTTCAGCTGCAAGATTATCAAGCTGACTGGAGATGTTAGCTAACACCATTTCGTTAACTGAAGACATACAAACATTCCTTACTTTGGCTGCGGAATCACCAGTCTATCTGATTTCTTCTAGCTGCGGAAAGCGAGGGCCCGTTACCGCCTGAGCAGATTGAAAATTCAGGCATCCCCCAACACGCCCTACATGGCGCACTGAGGCAATCATGACATTCAATCAAATCGTCTGGCTTGGCGTGTTTGTCTTATGCGCCGCCTGCTGGTCTGGTTTCGGTTTTTATCTCGCCGGTTAACGCCGGCGTCTCACCTATCTGGTGGCGTATCGTTTCGGTTCCTAATTTATATCTACACAGTATAAATCCCCGGAGCGGTGCGCCACCAGGTGCGTGAGAAATCACAAGCCTGCTCAGTACCACTTCCCTTGTCACATCCTTTGCCCCGCTAGCCGGGGCTCTTTTTTTCACATCAGTAAAGGCGCTGCCCGCTGCTCCAGTGTGCTGGAACCGTAGGGAAACCGAGCGCGTGCATCAACTCAGGCAGCGCCTTTACCCATGTGAATTTCATTGAGAGGACATGTTATGCAAACCACTATCCAACGCTGCGAACACTGCGGCCAAACGCGCGACGTAGAGAAAAGAGCAGTGAGCATCCAGCGCTACGAAGACGGCAGATATAAGGCCGTGAGAATCCTCGTCTGCGCCGATACCTGCGCGCCGGTGTACGTCGTCCGCCAGAACATCAGAACACTGCAGCGCCGCCTGCACACTCAGCAGCGGAGGCCAACATGGTAAGCCTCAACGCCCGCATACAGCACAAGTACGACCTGACCGGGGGCGATTTCGCCCCTAAGCGCAACCACGGAAAACACCTCTTCTACCTTCTCATTTTTACCCTGTGCCTGCTCACTGCTGGCGCGGTCTGGAGTTAACGCATGGCGAACTCATTCAAGCAAATGGCTAAGGATGGAACCATAAAACGCCCTGATGGCCGCATGACAATGCGAATTGACGATATTCACGTCGAGGAAGGATTTAACAAGCGCATTGAGAGCGAGCAGACCAAGGATGACGATGAAAGGCTCTTTCAGCACCTGATGAAGGGCAGGCCTGTGCCGCCGCTTGAAGTGCGGGTTCGTGATGAGGGTGGTGTTTGGATAGTTGAGGGGCATCGTCGTCATCGAGCTTATGTTCGCTGCCGTGAAGCCGGTAAGCCTGTTGACCGCATACAGATAATTCCTTTCACCGGGAATGATGTTGAGCGAATCGCCCGCATCATGAACAGCAACACACAGTTGCCGTTATCTCCTTACGAGCAATCTCTCGTTGTAAAAGAGCTGGCTGGCTTCAATCTTACACCAGACGAGATCGCCTCGTTGGTCGGCAAGAGCCGCGCCACGGTCGATAAACTGCTTGCACTCACCCAGGCAAATCACGATGTTCAGACGCTTGTCAAAGATGGCGCCGTTGCCGTCGATGCCGCTGTTGAGCGAGTGAAAGAGCATGGCGAGCAAGCTGGCAAGGTGCTGGCTGGCGACGTCGAAAAGGCCAAAGCCGCGGGCAAGAAAAAGGTCACAAAATCCTTTATCGCTCCCAAGTTCAGCGCGCCAAAGTCCCGCAAGCTCGTCACGCTCTTAGCACAGGCTGAAGTCCGGGAAATTGACGGCCAGACCGCCTACATCCTTCCCGCTGGCACTCAGCTTGATGTGCTCACCATTCTCGATGAATACCGCTCCACCAGCGGCAAGGAGAATCCCGATGGTTCAGAGATATAACCCTGATTACGTCATGCATGCGGCGCGATTTGCGCCGTTTGCCCGCGAAAATGAGCACGGTGAGTTCGTTAAATTCTCCGACTATGAAGTTTTGAAGGCTGAGCGCGATGCGCTGGCTGTGGAGAATGCGTACATGCGCGAAGCGCTGGATTCTATCCGCATCTACAGCAGCGACACCTTATCAGGCCCGTCAGATTCCGTTCCAGACATGGCTGTATGGTTGCGCGAGGGCGTCGAGCATCTGCACCAAGTTTCAACCATCGAAACCCCAGCCACTGACGCAGCACTTGCAGCTATCGAAGCGCGGTCAATTACAGCGGCGTTGGATTCATGCTCTGAGTATCTCGATACAGACTGTGTAATGGACAGGCTTGGAATCAGTTATGGCGATGCAGAATTACGATCAATCGGGGCGATGGAACTTTGCAACGCACTGAAATCTCATGCCGCCAACATTCGGGAGGCCAAATGAAAGCATCTGAAATAGATGATCGCCTCTACAGTGAGGCTGTTGAATTTGCTCGCCAGCATGCCTGCGTATGGGTTGCACAGCTTCAGCGACATTTCCGCATCGGCTTTAACCGCGCAGCGTGGCTTATCGAACGCATGCAGGAAGAAGGCGTCGTAACCGCCCCGGCATGGAATGGCATTCGCACAGTGATTCATGGAGGTAGTGATGCCAGCAAATGAACTGAAGCCCGCGCTGACACACAGCGAACTTTGCCTGATTGCCGAGCGGTTCCTGCGCAACAACGGCTTCAAGGTGGCATTCAATGATCGCTTTGTTGCCGCTGTATCTACCGGAGAACAGCCTGACGCAATCGGCTTCCGTAATCTGGCCTCCTGCCTGATCGAAGCTAAGTGCTCACGCGGTGACTTTCTCGCAGACCGAAAAAAGCGATTCCGCATTCAACCTGAGCTCGGCATGGGGGATTGGCGCTTCTTCATCTGCGAGCCCGGGCTGATCCGCGTCGAGGAACTGCCTGAAGGGTGGGGATTGCTGAACGCAAAAGGTGGACGCGTTTATAAGGTTCACGGCTGGCCGGGTAACGCGATGTGGTGCACGAACAAGAACAAGCCGTTCCGCGCCAACAAGCAGGCTGAGTGCGATTACATGTACAGCGCACTGCGCCGCATGCAGATACGCGGTCACCTGTCAGAGGTTTATGACGGGCTCCCTAAACAGATTGGTGACAGCGCTAGGGAGGTGGAGCCCGAAACGGCAACATGTCCCGGATGCGGAAAACGTGGCGAGTCAAATCAGAAAGACGGCGGATTTTACTGCTACGGCAGTGACCGTTGCTGTCCATAGGCCCAGGAGAAAGCATTATGAGCAAGCTGACATGCACCGGTTTGTTGGAAGCAGCACGGTAGCTAGAGAAGTAGTACAATCTCCATCTATTTTACACAACATAGGAAGTTTAGAGATGACCCGCCCCCTATCTCCAGCAGAGATTGATTTCAATGAAATTCTGAAGGATGGAAATCATATCTATCCAGTTACCTTCGAAGCGATTCAGCGCTTCACGCTGTTATTCTCACTTTTTGAAGCCAAGCTACTTAATTGCGAAGGTTCACAAGGTAATAGTGGAAACTATGCCACTGACTTGCTTTCGAGTAAGTTAGTTGATATTGACCATCTAAATCATGTCTACGGCTACTTTGCGAACAGGTATGCAGACGTTCATGGAGGGGGAGGTAATTATCAATCACTATGCGGAACCCGGGGAGGAAATATGGGAAATACTGTGTCTACCATCATTAACTCTCCATCTCCATCAGATGAACAAAAACTAACAGCTTGCTTGTTTATCGCATTTAGGCTAAGAAATAATCTATTCCATGGCCCTAAGTGGCTATATACCATAAACGACCAAGTTGATAACCTGAACACAGCAAGCATAATTCTTCATTCCACTCTACGGATATCACGGAGTGCAAATGTGTGGAGAGTAGATAAGTAAAAGAATCAAGTAATGAAATAATGGCCTCGCTTCGGCGAGGTTTTTTATTGCCAGTTTCCAGGAGGCTTAACATTGTTTTTAATGCCAGACGATAACGAAATAATCTCGCGGCTCAGCATTGTCGGCTCCACGCCGGATTCCGTCGCAAGCCTACTCCGCTGCGCCGGCTACAACGGCATGACCGGCAAAGCTATCCGCCAACGCTTGGTAAAGCTGGAAAAAGAAAAAGCCGTTGAGAAAGTCCGCCGCCCTGGCATCCGATCCGCATGCTGGGCGCCAATCACCAAATAACCCACCGGTAAAAATGAAACCACGAATTCCGCAACGAATCAGCGCCAAAGCTGAGGGGGTTCTATGCGCCTATAAGAGGGGTGAAAAGAAGCCCAACCAAACCTACCAGCATAAGTATTTGACGCTGCCAGTGGCCCGCTGCTGGCGAATGCTTTCGAAAGACAACGGCAACTCATGGGAAGTGATGAGCCATGAGCGCTACAACAACCAAATCAGGATTTAGCCATGACTAATTACGATCTGATTCAGTTCCTCATCGCCGACGGCGGTTTCTATATCCGTGATGAGCATATCGCTATGCTGCAGAAGAAATTTCCTGATGAGGGAATTACCCCGGAAAGGATTTCAAATCTGCGGTTTTCTCTCACAAGCTCCCCATACGTTAAATGCGAAATCACCTATGTGAAAGCTAACGTCCGCGCACTGAAGGTTTTGTCTGTTGATCCGCTATACCAGCGTTATGCAAGGAAAAAACCAAGGGGAGCAATCGCAAAACTTACCGACAGCTATTTACTCAGTGAGCCTCCGGAGGTTGTTCGCAGAATCCAACTCATGCAGCTGTTTAACCAGTTGCTTGCCCCCGTAACCCACCAGCGCGCCTACTGATCCCGGAGATAGCCATGTCATTCAAATACAAATCATTGGCCCATCAGGCAGCCGAGGCAGAACGACGCGCACATTTCGCAGATGCTGCAGAGAAGTGGCGCCAGGCGCTTGAAGCTGCGCGGGCGTTAGATGTTGCTTGGATCCACATCCGCATAGGTTTTTGCGTCAACGCGGCCGCGCGCTGCTGGGGTAACGCTCAATGACCTATCAACTCATCTATGCAGATCCGCCCTGGAGTTACGGCAACACGATTAGCAATGGCGCCGCCGGTAATCACTACAGCACGATGAGCATGGTAGATCTGAAGCGTCTGCCGATATGGGCTATTGCTGCGCCAGATAGCGTGCTCGCAATGTGGTACACCGGCAACCACAGTCAGGAGGCGATCGAGCTGGCAGAGGCTTGGGGATTCAGCGTCAGAACGATGAAAGCGTTCACCTGGGTGAAGCTGAACCAGCAGGCCGAACTGCGCTTCAACAAGGCGCTGCTGCAGCAAACCATCTTCGACTTCACCGATCTGCTCGACATGCTCAACGCCGAAACCCGAATGAATGGCGGCAACTACACCCGCGCCAACTCCGAAGACGTGCTGATCGCCGTTCGCTGCCAAGGCATCGAGCGCGCCAGCGCCTCAGTAAAACAGGTTGTGTTCAGCTGTCTGGGCGAGCACAGCGCGAAACCTTGGGAAGTCCGCCGGCGCCTTGAGCTGCTCTACGGCGACGTGTCACGAATCGAACTATTCAGCCGTGGCGATGCGCCTGGCTGGGATCATTGGGGGAATCAATGCCCAGTAAACAGCCTGCACCTTCAGCCGGCAGTGTTCAGCAAAACGCTCTCCGGTCAGTAGCAAAACGCTGTAACGACGAACTCCACGCCGCGATTAAGCAACACCCGAAAATCCCTTTCGATACCCTATCCCGCCCTATCATCATGAAGCATTTCGCACAGGTCGAACTGCTCGGCATTTCTTTGCCACGATTCAACTACACGATCGGCATGCTGAATGGGCGTTTTACAGAGAGATAAGCCATGACTAAAAGCAACCTGCCAATTCAGCCCGTATTGATCACCCGCGAAGGTATACAACAGCAGTTGGGCGGTATTTCAAGAACCACCTTTTGGCGCAGGAAAAAGCAGTGGGAAAAGGCTGGTACTCCGTTCCCTAAACCAGCCCCAGGCACCAATCCCATTCATGGCGGCGAGCAGTATAGATATTGCGACGTGATACGATTTTTCCGCGCTCAAGGCCTCATTGATGAAACGCAGGACGCCACATGAGCGGCCCAAATATCCAGCGCATTTTGCTGCTCATTGAGATATGAATGCTGGTCATATACCGCCAGAACTCCACCGAGTTTATGCCCCAGCACCTTTTCGGATACGTGGGGCTCAATCCCTAATTCGCTCATTTTAGTTTTTGCAGTGCGGCGTAGATCATGCATTGCCCAGTCATGAACTCCCATCTCATTCCTAAGCTGTTCCGCCATGTTCAATAGAACACCTGCTGACATAGGGCGATCGCCCTGCACAATCGCCGGCGGGAACAATTGCGATATGTTCGGGTATAGCGACATAGCCTCCTCAATTAGCTTTGCGGCGTCCCCTGATAGTCCTCTCACAAACGGCTGGCGCGTTTTTGAATTTTCCGCAGGAACGCGCCACGTTCTGTTTTTCACATCAAACTCACCCTTCTTTGCCTTCCTTAGCTCAACTCCCCGACACCCTGTAAGCAGCAACAATTTAATGAAGATCTTGTTCTGGTGAACAATCCGAGAACCTTCAAGAGCCAACCAAAAAGCTCCTATCTCATCATCGCTGAAATACCGTTTAACCACGCCGACAGGTTTTCCAACATCGCTAATTCGCAATGCGGCGATCGGATTAACACGAATCTTCTCCGTTCTCAGGCAATACGAAAACACCTGCTTTAGCTTTGAAAGCATGATACCAGCAAAGGTTTCCGCCCCATTCGTTCTCATCCTTTTGAAAACTGGCTGCCAGTGAGATATCTGCATTTCATCCACAATCATATCGCCGACATATGGGATTACATGCCGCTCAAATGCCCTCTCCCAATACTGCAATTTCACAAGGCGCTGAGCCTGAGCGCTGGCAGTCCAATGTGAGAGACAGTCTTTCACAGAGGCTGCGCCAGCGATCTCCTCCAGCGTCATGGATTTCACTGTGATGGGGTCTTTCCCTTCAGCCAAGACGCGCTTGGCCTCTTGAACCATATCGCGCGCTTCTTTTAGCGAAATTTCGTCGTAACTTCCAAGCGTCATGCGGCGTGCCTTACCTGCGTACCGGTATCGGTACTGGAAGACAATCAGCCCAAGTGGGGTTATACGGATAGACAGGCCGCCGCCGTCAGGCATCTCGATCAGTTTTGGGATGGGTTTTCCATTAAGCTTGCGGAGTTTGGCATCGGTGAGCAC